GTTAGTATGACGTTGCGATTGGATTCAATTGATGTATTTGATGGTTCGGTACCAATAGCAACCGAAGCAGTTGAAATCGGAACATTTATCATGGATAGCGCACAAAGTGGTAACTTAGACGGTATAGTTCATGTAATTGGTGGTGATATGACATTTATTGGATTGCAAGCGAATTACATGAAATTAGCAATGGCTGAATTTACCGATGGTGAGGGGATTGTTCATCCGATGGTATCAGAAGATGATGTAGTGAATAACTATCTATATTTCGATAATGGTTCAAATGATTCAAAAATTAACATGAATGTAAATGGAGTTGACCTTGTTCGACTTGATAAGGAAAATCTTAGTGGTAATTGGCATGTTGCTTTGCAGGATGGTGATATTCTAATGTGTGATTTTGTTATTAATGCCCAACCAACGGCAACATCTGTGTAAATATGTTGTTTGTAATATAATGTATTAAAATATGTAATACTCCCATGCTATAATAGTGTATAATACGTAAGTTAATGGCACTTGTAGGGAGTAGTATGAAAAAGGTAGTAGTCCGTAAGGGGACATATCGAGATACACCAATCATCGATGAAACATTCGAGATGGTTCGTGGAATATCAAATAATGCAGATAAAAATGGTTCTTTTATTCTCGTCAAACCGAAGGGTAATATTGGCGCCGGTCAAAAAACAATTCGAATCCAAGTTACTAAACGTAATATACAATACGTAGATAGTATTAATGTTTCTAAAACTAAATTACGAAGTAAAAAGGTTTTAAAAAACACATCAAAGAAGACGATACTAAAACCAACTGTAAAACGTAAAACAGACAAACAAGTAATGCAACGTATTGCTGAGCGGTTTGATATTTTAGAAGAAATGACGAAGGCAACTATTGCGACTGATATCAAGGCAATGATTGTATCTGGTCCACCTGGTGTGGGGAAATCATACGGTGTTGAGAAGCAACTCGAGAAAGCGAGTATGTTTGATGTTATTGCTAGAGTTAATCAAAAATATGAAGTAATCAAGGGTGCAATTACTCCAATTGGATTGTACGCTACGTTGTATAAACACTCGGGTGAAGGCAATGTTCTTGTTTTTGATGACTGTGATATGGTATTGCAGGATGACCTAAGCCTCAATCTATTAAAAGCAGCACTAGATAGTGGTAAGAAACGTAGAGTGTTTTGGAATGCAGATAGCCATCTGTTACGTAGGGAAGGTATCCCGGATTCGTTTGATTTCGAGGGTGCTGTGATTTTTATAACAAACTTGAAGTTTAATCACATTCGTAGTAAAAAATTACAAGACCACTTGGAAGCATTACAGAGTCGATGTCATTATCTAGACTTAACATTAGACACAATGCGTGATAAAGTACTACGTGTAAGACAAATAGCAGAAACAGGTGAATTATTTAATGATTATAATTTGAGTGATTCACAGGGAAAAGAAATCATAACATTCATGGAGAAACATAAGAACGATTTGCGTGAAATGAGTCTCCGAATGGCATTGAAGATAGCAGATTTGCGTATAATTAGTGAAACGCGATGGAAATTACTCGCTAAAAACACATGTATGAAAAATAGTTTTTAACAGGTTCAGTATGTGTTTACTGTGTTATTACTCCCTATAATAGCCTCCCTAAGTAAACACTACTAACAGATACAAGGATTACCTTGTATCACTCGGGTATCGAAGGGGTTGTTACATCCTTTTTTGTTCCTTCGATACCCACCTTATTTATAGAGAAATGATATGAAATTTATAACGAGATTATTAAACAATTATGAAAAAAGCAACAATAGTAGTTAGAGACGAAGTTAACTGTTCTATCAAGGATTTAGACCTTGATATGAGAAAGAAACTTGTACATGCATTTGAATACGAGATTCCTGGTGCAAAGTTTATGCCATCGTATAGATTGGGAAGATGGAATGGCATGGTTTCGTTCTTTAATCTAGGTGGTAGCACATACATCAATCTATTACCCGATATATTGCCGATAATGATATCAGATGGATGGGAAGTCGATGTTGATGATAAACGAACTTACCAACATTCATTTGATTTGTCGGAAGTAGATGCAAACACATACAATCATGTTAAGTGGCCAGAAAAACACCCTGTTGCGGGGGAATCAATTGTGTTGCGAGATTATCAAATTGATGTAGTTAATAATTTTCTAAAAAATCCACAATGCATTCAAGAGATTGCGACTGGTGCTGGTAAGACTCTAGTCACAGCCTCATTAAGTGAGCGAGTTCAGGACTTTGGGAGAAGTATTCTTATAGTTCCGAATAAGAGTTTGGTGATACAGACAGAAGAAGACTATGTTAATATGGGGTTGGATGTTGGTGTCTATTTTGGTGATAGAAAGGACTTTGGAAAACATCATACTATATGCACATGGCAAAGTCTTAATTCATTGATGAAAAACACCAAAGCAGGAAAGGGAGAATTTGCTATTGGTGAATTCCTAGAAGATGTTGTATGTGTTATGGTAGACGAAGTACATAGTGCAAAAGCCGATGCACTCAAAACATTATTAACTGGACATATGGCAAATATACCACTACGATGGGGGTTAACTGGAACCGTACCAAAGGAACAATTTGCATTCCAATCATTGCATGTTAGTTTGGGAAATGTTATTAATAAAGTATCTGCGAAGGAATTACAGGATAAGGGCGTGCTCGCACAATGCCATGTAAAGATTGTTCAATTAGAAGACCATGTTGACCACAGTGATTATCAAAGTGAATTGAAGTATCTATTGACCAACCCTGATAGATTGGATATATTGGCAAATATCATTGTTAGTGCGAATAAAACAGGTAATACATTGGTACTAGTTGACCGTGTTGAGTCTGGTAAGGAGTTAGTATCACGATTGGGTGATAATGCAGTATTTATTAGTGGGGCAACTAAAGGTGTTGACCGCAAAGAACATTATGATGAAGTGGCAAGTTCTGATAGCAAAGTTATCGTAGCAACATATGGCGTCGCCGCTGTTGGTATTAATATACCAAGAATATTTAATTTGATGCTTATTGAACCTGGTAAGTCATTTGTTAGAGTAATACAATCAATTGGACGTGGTATTCGTAAGGCAGAAGATAAGGATGAGGTTCAAATTTGGGATATCACAAGCACATGTCGTTTTGCTAAGAGACATTTAACAAAACGTAAAAAGTTTTATAGAGAGGCAAACTACCCGTTTGACATGCAGAAATTGGAATGGAAATAAACTATTTTTTCTGAAATCTATGTTACGGTAACATTTGATATTTGGGGTAATGTGATTATTGGTATAATTGACATATCTTAATAACATACTAATCCCAAAAATAATGAAAATACATACATTAGATAATACAGCATATGAATTGAATGAATTGCCAGAAAAAATAAATGATTTACAATTTGCTATATTTGATAATAGTAATCCCAAAGATGCCGACCATTTCTTCATTCCGTTAATCTTCTTAGAAAGTTTTACATCACCTGCATTAGTCTTACGAATTGGGGATAAACTAATAAAAATGCCAATGGAATGGCATTTATTAATAGGAGAGGAAGAGCACGGAGATTTGGAAGCAATTGCGTTAACTAGCATCAATGATAGAGATTTCAAGGCGTTTGAGTTTAATAGTTTAAGTGGGTATCGTGCAGACTTTTTACCAATTGAGGTAGTTGATGTGTATACCGAGGTACAATGGTATAATCCTAAATTAAAGAATGGCCAAGAGTTGTATATTTCATAAAGGATGTATCGAGAAATTGCCAAGTGGTGGATTACGCACAGGCTTGGTAACATGTCATCACCGAAATTAGACATTTTTAAAATGCTTAATGCGATTGATTCAAAGGATTATGATTTTTATGATAATCTAACAGATGATGAGCGCAAAGGCTTCAGTGCATATATTGGGTTGAAGTGGGGTGCAAGTGTCAGTGGTGGTGATAATATACTACAGCATTATTACTTAGCGAGTATGAATAGTTATGTGAATGTGAATTTATTCGACCTTAATAAACATCATAAATTACAGTGGCTGTTATTGGTTGCATCAAGCCCAAACTTTGGTGTACATAGGCATGAGTGGATTTACCCGAAGAAGAAACCCACAAGCAAATCAAAAAACGACATTAAGAGCCAATTAATGAAAATATACCCTTCGTATAAAGAAGACGATATTGAATTATTAGCGTCAATGGTTACTAAAAAAGATTTAAAGAAATTTGTAAAGGATTGTGGAGATGAATGATGAATGATGTTTATTGTATAATGCCTTTTATTGGTATGCAGTATTCAGTTCGTGGCTCTAGTTTGTGTTGTTCCTCACCCAAATACGATATATCGCCATATAATTTTTGGAATTCAGACTACATGAATGATGTTCGTGATGATATGTTGAACGGCATAATGAATGTGGAGTGCTCGGCATGTTATGATAACGAATCCGATGGCATGAAAAGCATGCGCCAAGGATTCAACCAATATCATCACACAGATAAGCTGTCAAAAAATATTCAATACCTTGATTTGGATTTATCCAATAAATGCAATTTATCATGCTTGATGTGTAATTCCGATAGAAGTTCACAAATTGCAAAACAAGATGGTATATATGTTGAAACAAATGGTGTAAATAATATTTCATCTGAAGTGTTGCGTGATATTAAACGTTTGTCATTTGTTGATATGAAGTTGCTGTTATTGCAAGGTGGAGAACCATCTATAATTAATGAGTATCATGATATATGTGATTTTTTGGAGGAGAATGATTACAAAGGGAACATAGACCTAAACACAATCACTAACGCAACTACATTAAATGTTAATAGTTATAGTAGGTTTAATGGATTTAAACAGAAAAATATACACATTAGTTTGGATGGTTTTGGTAATATAAATGACTATATACGGTATGGTAGTAAGTTTGCAATTATAGAAAAGAATATACATTATTTAATTAGCCATGAATTCAATATTACTATCGCGGTAACATTGCAAATTTTATCATTAATAAAATTTAATCAATTCCTACAATGGGTAGTGAATTTGAAATCCATGTATAGTGCACCGAATATTCCCAAATTGAATATTAGTTGGTTGT